CCTCACTTCCAGCCGCGTCCGTTCTATACCGCAGCGGAACTTGCACCGATCTTTCCGGCCCTTATCGTAGCGTTAGGATTGGCGAAGCGACCTCCGAAGTATTCCGCAAAGACCCTTGAACACATGCTGGACTATGCCGGATTACCTCGATTGACAGATGACAAGAATTATTTTATTGTCGAGCAGATACATAAGTGGAGGAAGCCATGAAAATCGGACTGACTTTGTGCGTCGTGCTTTGGGTCTACCTGATCTGGACATTTACGAAGTGAGTTTCCCTCCTGACAGCTATTTGCGCGAGCATAATCGGAAGGTTTCGGATTACCTTGCGCAAATTCGATTGGAAGAATGGATTAAAGAGGAATTAGGTCATGAAGATATTTTTGAAAATGTGGAACCGTTCGAAGTTTGAGCCCATGTGTGAGCATGACCGGATATACTGGTCCTGGATGCGGCAGCAATACCCCGAACTTTACCGAAAAGGTGCTGCATGACCTCTGAAAGCTTCGCCATCGCAATCGCGATACTGTACACGATTATTGCCGTAGGAGGACTAAAGTGACCAACGAAACACAGGAATTGAAGCCGTGCCCGTTTTGCGGGCGGCAACCAGTTCACCGCCAAATAAAGAATGACGGGCGCTGAGATTAGCTTTGATGAACTGAAATACCAGTACTGCGGAGAGCAACATGAATGACCTAGCAGACAAGATCGAAGCGCTTGAAGGGCCGAGCCGTGAGGTGGATGCGGAGATTGAACGTGAGCTTGCTATAGGCTGTCAGTGGACAACGCCAGCTCGCTACACTGCCTCATCGGATGCAGCCATGACGCTTGTGCCGGAGTGGTATGTGGCAATCCATAAGTGGGTTTATCCCGACCACGCGTCTGTTGCGATATTTGGCGACGAGGATGGCGACAACCTCTACAGAGGTAGAGGAAGAACAGAAGCTTTAGCCCTATGCGCAGCCGCCTTGCGCGCCAGACAGGAGACGAATGATGGATGATGATCTTATCGGGCAGCTGCGGGCATTGTATGTCTGGCCGCAGAGTGTGGCTAACGCTCACGCCGAAATCCTCACGCCGCGAGAAGTGAAGATGCTCTACGCAGTGGGAGATGTTGCACACGAAGCAGCCGACCGTATCAAACAGCTTGAGGCTGCTTTGCGGGAGATACGAAAGGCATGCGCCAACGAAGGGTATGGCAATCCAATAGTCAATGAGCGCATTGTAGATCGCTGCGATGAAATCGCATTCCAAGCGCTCAAGGAAACCGAACATGACTGACCACTGGCCTAACCACGACAACAGCGACGACTGGGCGAACGACCATGCAGGTTCGTTTGTGCCGTGCAAGCGGACGCTGGAAATGGCCGCGAGGGTGGCCGACCGAGAAAGCATCTTAGCCAGCGTAGGACAAAGCTCATATTCACAAGGTAAGGCTGTTGCCGCTGATGATATTGCCCAAGAAATCCGCAAGTTAGGAGAAGAAAAGTAATGCCTCATACGATCGACGATATGTGTAAGGCCGGATGCACTTCCCGGCGCGGTGTGCGCTATTGGGAGGAAGAAGGCTTGCTTGGCGAAGTCGAGCGCACTTCCGGTAATCAGCGCCGCTATAACAGCGAACAACTGGACAAGGCAAAGATCATCGCCGCTGCGCAGTTTGGCGGCTGGTCGCTGGAAGAATGTAAGTCGATGCTGGAAGATTACAACGACGAAGCCCATGAAGCGATCCTGCACCGCCTAATGCAGCAAGCGACCCTGGCTGCACGACTAGCAGAGGATCTACCCATGCCGGCAGTTCCGCAAGATAAGGTGTTCGATCTATGAGTCATTGGGAACCATCTATTGGGGTGACAGACGAATGGTATACCCCGCCCGAAGTTTTTGAAGCACTGCAATGTCACTTTGATTTAGACGTGGCACACCCACGCTGTAAAACATGTGTTCCTGCGGACAGGTTTATCTATGAAAAATCTTTACAGCAGGATTGGCAAGGCTTTGTGTGGATGAACCCGCCTTACGGCGGTCGAAATGCTGTGCGTCCGTGGATGGATAAATTTTTTCAGCACGGAAACGGCATTGCCCTAACAACCGACCGTACATCGGCGTCGTGGTTTTGGGAAAGTTGGACCCGCGCCGACATGGTCATGTTCACACAGAAAATTCGATTTATAGGAATCGACGGAAAGCGAGGTAGTTCCCCTTCTAACGGATCAGCTTTTTGGGCGATTGGAAAAAATGGCTGCGAAGGCTTGATGAGGGCCGCTCGTAAAGGATTCGGAATTTTAGCTAGTCCAGTTCGGCAGGAGTACGATCTGTGAAGGTATGGCAGAACGGGAAGAACTACATTCTCGAAGTCCCCAAACAAAGCAAGGATCAGATCGCGAACCTCATGGCGTATCGCGGGCTGACCTATAGTACCTCCGCATCCACCCGTGAGAAGGCAATCTTATGGACTGAAAATCCCTACGCTCTAGCCGATTTGGCGGATAATGTACCATCTTTGACGCCTTACAGGGAAGCGATCGAAGCGAGCCGTGCACTGGATGGTAAAGGTACTTTGAAACTCCCGCCAGGGCGTGAGCTATGGGATTACCAGAAGGCCACGCTTGACTATCTCCTGAAGCGCGGCGGGGGAATCAATGGGGATCAGCCCGGCTTGGGCAAGACTCCGACTTCGATCGCGTTCTGCAATGAGGTCGAAGCGACCCGCGTTCTCGTGATCGTCCCGGCTTCTGTGCGCCTACAATGGGGTGAGAGGATCAGGGAATGGTCTACGATCCCGAACTGCAAGGCGTCGGTACTCCTGAAGGTCAAGGACGGGATCCACCCGACCGCCAATTATGTCGTTATTTCTTACGACACTGCACGGAACCCCGGCATAATCCGAGCAATCGGAAAATATAAATGGGACGTGATGATCTGCGATGAAGCGCACAAGATGAAAAATATCGAAGCCCTCACGACGCGGGCAATCCTGGGAAACAACAAGGGGCTGTATCATCACGGCGATATCAAGATCCCTGCTATCGGAAACCATGCCAGGTACAAGCTCGCATTGACCGGAACGCCGCTACTGAACCGACCGAGTGAAGCGTTTACCTTGCTGCGCTACTTTGATCACGAGTCGATCGACTTCATTGGATGGGAGCAATTCAAGGAACGCTACAACCGCCAGGCGGACATGAAGACCATATCAGGCAAACGTTTCAAGCTGGAGAATACTTCTCTCGAAACCGAACTCCAAAATCGTATGCGGGTTCACGTCATGGCGAGACATGAGAAGAAAGACGTGTTTACCCAGATGAAGCCGCCACGGTTTAGCATTGTGCGGGTCGAAGAAAACCGATCTGTACGTGCTGCGCTTGACGTAGAAGGATTGCTTAATCTCGATATTGAGGAAATCCAGACCACGAAAGATTTTGAAATTTTAGGACACATTGCCGAAGCGCGCCGATTAATGGGCGAAGCAATGGCGCCGCAAGTTATCGAGTACGCAAGTGATTTCCTGGAAGGTTCAGACGAGAAGCTGGTTATTTTTGGCTGGCACATCAATGTGCTGGACCTTCTTGAAGAAGGTTTGCAAAAATTCGGTGTCGCTCGTGTTGACGGAAAGAAATCTGCTATCGCTAAACAGAACGCAGTTGACAATTTTGTTCAGCAAAGCGATACTAGGGTGTTTCTTGGGAATATCTTGTCCGCAGGAGTAGGTTTGGACGGTTTGCAAAAAGTCTGTTCGCGTTGCTTTATTGCAGAGCCGGATTGGGTTCCGGCAAATAATGAACAGGCTGTTTCGCGTCTTGATCGGTTCGGACAGGAAAATCTGGTGAACGCGGAAATCTTCGTGGCGCCAGGGTCAATCTCCGAGAAAATATTGGTGAAGGCGCTGGAGAAACTGAACGTCATTCACAGAGTTTTGGATCAGAAAGGAAATTAAAATGCAATTTGGATATCCCACGCAGTTCACCGTGATGGTAACGAGTACCGAAGAAATGGCGGCAGTCTATGGAGTTCTTGCAAAGACAATGAACCATGATGTTCCTTCACATATGCAAACTGGCGACGGAACAATGTCGGCAACCTTGTCTGAAGCGAAGCCTGCGGTTGCTGAACCGGTAGAGGAAGAACCGGTGGAGGAAGAACTCGAAGTCGAAGAACAGGACACGGAAGTCGATTCCGCAGGCGTCCCATTCGATCCGGAACTACACACAGGCACGAAGAAGAAAGACGGTACCTGGCGGGCGAAGAAGGGCAAGGCTGATGAAGCTGCTGCGGTAGCGGAAGAAGTTGCGGAGGAAGTCGAAACGGAAGAAGAACCTGAAGACGATGAATTCGCGGCGTTCAAGGAAGCCGCTGCGGTAGCGGAAGAAGTTGCGGAGGAAGTCGAAGTTCCTGAACGTACCTGGACGGACGCAGACCTCGGACAGCTTTGCAATGATGCTGCGGTGAAACTCGGCAACCCTGCGCCTGTAAAGGCTTTGATCGCCAAGTATGTACCGGAAGGGGAAGTCCCGCATAGCCGGAATATCCCGAACGATCAGCGCGAGGCTTTTGCACAGGAAGTCGAAGCCGAGGCAGGGATCGAATACGTTGGATAAGGGCAGGGTTTGATGTACCCTCATTGAGTCGCTGGCAGACCGGCAAGAACCCGAAAAGTCTGCCACTTTAGAGGAAAGAGGAAAATGATCGAACTTGAACATTCCCCGCTAGGCGGTTCCGGCGCACATCGCTTTCTTGCATGCGCAGGATCCTTCCTGCTGTACCGCGAGCTTTACGAAGCCGGCGAGTTTGAAGATACCGAATCCGAATACGCCATGCTTGGGACGGCTGCGCACGAGTTGGCTGCGCGGTGCCTTGTCGAAGAGCGCGAGCCTTTCGAATTTATCGGACATGAATTTTCCGGCTTCAAGGTAGGTACGCCGGATGGCATCGACCCGCTTGCAGTGCAGGTCTACGTCAATGAGTGCGAAAGCATCATGCCTCGTGACGGCAAAGGCAAGACCTTGATCGAACAGACGATCAAACTTCCTGAAACTCACCCATATCTAAAAGGGACGGTAGACTTCGCCTACTGGAGTTCGAAACGCGGCTTGTGGCTGCGGGACTACAAGAATGGCGAAGGCGTAGGGGTTTCCGCACGAGACAACCCGCAGTTACTCTATTATGCTTTCCTGCTTGTGCTGGACAACGATTGGCTGCGCGAGAGCGCGCCTGCGGAGTTCCCGATGAACCTGGGGATTGTCCAGCCGAACTTCTACGGCGCGTTCGAAGAACCGGACGTATGGGAGACTACACTAGGTCATGTGTTGCATTGGGGCAGGAACGTACTCCTGCCGCGTATGAACGAACTCGTGGTCACTAAAGACATTTGGGACGACGATTTCGTCACGGGATCACACTGCCAGTTCTGCCCGGTGCTTCTGAAGTGCCCAAAGATGCAGGCTGCTTACCAGACATTTGTGAACGGAGAGGAATTTATCGAAATGCTTACCGACGAAGAACTCGACGCCTTTTACAAGGTACGTGAAGACGCTCGCCGCTTTATGACGGCACTGGATGCAACCGTGAAGGCCAGGTTGATCGGAGGCGGGGAAATCCCTAGCGCCAAGCTGGTCGAAACCCGGACGCAACGAACATGGAAACCCGGCGCTGAAGTCGCACTCAAGACCGCGTTCGGCAAGAGCGCCTACGAGCCTTCGAAACTCAAGTCTCCTGCACAGATCGAGAAACTGTCCAGTCGGGGCAAAGAAATGGCGGTTGAGTGGGGTTTCAAGCCCGATTCACAGAAGTTGAGCCTTGCGCCGATCGACGATCCTCGTCCTGCTGCGAAAGGCTCCGCGAACGAGAAGGTATTCAAGAACTTTGGGCAAAGCCCGGAGGAGTTGGGATGGTAGTTGACAATTTCCGTTTTAGGGCGCACTACGCCTACCTCTACGATGCAACCACGATTAACAACGAAGGAACTGAACATGGCTGAAACTTTTCGATATACTCTCACTGAAGAAGCTCGTTTGATTTACTCCTCGATCACCGAGAAGTCCGCTCCGCGAGGAGTGGCAAACGCAACCCCGAAATACTCTGCAACCTTTGGCGTCAGCAAGACTGACTTCGATGCGATCGTCAAACTTGAAGTCGAAGCGATCAAGTCGGAAATGGGCGAGTTCTCCGGCAACCCCGGTGAATACTACCTTGCCTGTACTTCGGGTGAGTCTGCCGCCAAGCGGGCACTCGCCAAGGCTGAACTGGATGCTCGCGGCAAGCCTGCCGACGAAGCCTTCAAGATCAAGGAAAAGGCGGAGAAGCGTGCAGAAACGTACCGGCAGTTCGCAGGTATCCTGACCGCCTCAAGCCAGTTTGATATTGAACTGGCAAAGCTGGAGAACGGCAGGATTGTCGATATTCCTGCTACTGAGGTCGCCAAGGCACAAGCGGGCAAAGACCTGTTCTTTCCTGGTGCATGGGTAGCTCCGGCAGTCGCTTTCAAGGGCTTCCGGCGCAAGCAGATGGACGGGAAGGACGGCGTGACTGCGTACCTCCAGAACGTCCTGTTCGTGCGCAAGGGTGAACGTCTCGGCGGCAACGCTCCAGCCAACTCCGAAGTCTTCGGCGGGTTCAAGGGTTATTCTCCTGAAGATCCGACCGCATTGGCTCCGGGCGGGGGCGATAGCAGCGCCGACGATTTCGGTAGCGACGTAAGCGACTTTTAAGTTCGTCTCACCGACGATACGCCTGGGCGGGGCTGTAATGGTCCCGCCCCTTTTTCGAGAGGGAAGATGAAATACGTAGTCCATGATTTCGAGACTGCCAGCCGGTGCGATCTGCTCAAGAAAGGCGCATGGGTTTATGCGGCAGACTTCAGTACATTC